TACCTTGTTGACGGAATGACTGTTGATGAGATCGGAGAAAAAGAAGGTGTGTCCCATCAGGCCATTTCTCTCAGCATCACCACCACAATCAAAAAAATTAAAAAAACTTTTTGAGAAAGGCGTAAAACACCTTGCAAAATCACCCCAAAAAAGATGATAGGTGAAGGGACATTCTCCACGAAACCTTTCACTGATCGTTGACAACTGAATATACCATGATGCAGGCACAAAACCCGCGTGATAGCGGCATAAGGCGCGCCGCCATGACGATAGCTTTAAGGAGGTGATTCTGGACAAGCTATCCGAGCGATCTACGCAGCCTTAGACCCGGTTTGGCAAATCGGGCGCGATGACAGCGCGGCGGATAATGAAACTTGCTCACGCCCTCCCACAGACTTGAGGGGGAACCCTGCGGTATGCGCCAGTCCAGAGGACAGCGGTATCGTGGAGTTATGACAGCCCTGCCAGGGGCGGCCTGCATCATGCCTACCATCCGGGATGCGTGGCAAACAGGATGGATGATCTCAAAATAACGAACAGGACAGCCGCGCCGTTTTCAGCCTATGTTATGTGGCTCCAACCTTACCGGCGCGGCTATTCCTCGAAGTCAGATACCATGCGCTGACGGTTTCCCCGTCAGCGTATTCATCTGGCTTTAAGGAAACCCATAGACCAAGGAAAGGAGATCACCATGATGCAATCGACACAGAATGAATTAAGAAGCCATGCGGATGAGCTGGTGGACATTCGTGAAATCTCGGTAGACAAAGACTTGCCGAAGGAAGAACGCATTGCCGCCTTTATCCGCCAGATCAAAAACCCTTACCGCTTCCGCTGCGGCGAATTTGTGGTGAACGCCTGCTTCGCCGGGAATGGGGTAACTTTGGAAGAATGTCTGCAAGGCATTTTGCGGTAAACGACAACCTCGCATTTTTCCGCAGAGAGTGCTACAATAGGTGTGGAAAAGGATGAAAACTTAATAGACCTGATAACCACTCTTTTCATGCGGGAGCAATCCGGGAGAAAGGAGTGCTTTTTCATGCCTAAATTCAAAGCAACAGCTTATATTCGTCTGTCTTACACAGATGACCGCTCCAGCGAGAGCGACAGCGTTTCCAATCAGCGTAGGCTCATTGAAAACTTTGTAGAGCGCAACCCGGATATTGAGGTTGTGTCCGAAAAGATTGACGATGGTTACAGCGGCATTATTTTTGACCGTCCCGCGTTCAAGGAAATGATGCAGGACATCACCGATGGCAACATCAACTGTGTTATCGTGAAAGACCTCTCCCGCCTGGGGCGCGAGTACATAGAAACAGGCCGCTATCTGCGCCGGGTGTTCCCGGCCTACGGTGTGCGCTTCATCGCCATCACCGACAACATCGACACCGCTCACGACAGCAGCGGCGATGATCTTACCGTATCGGTAAAAAACATAATGAACGAAGCCTACTGCCGTGATATTTCCATCAAGACCCGTAGCTCTTTGGATGTGAAGCGGCGCAACGGCGATTTTGTCGGAGCGTTCACGGTATATGGCTATATGAAGTCTGAGGACAACAAGAATCAGCTTGTTCCCGATCCTTACGCCTCCCGTGTTGTCCGTGATATTTTCCGTATGCGGCTGGAGGGCGCAAGTGCATCCAAGATCGCGGCGGAGCTGAACCGGCTGGGCATTCTCTCCCCGCTGGCCTACAAGAAAAACAACGGTCTGCCCTATGCGAAAAAGGGCTATGCCGACAAAGCCGATTGTAAATGGTCGGCAACTACCATCATCCGCATCTTGCAGGATGAAACCTACACCGGCACTTTGGTGCAGGGCAAACAGGGTACGCCCCACTACAAAATCAAACAGATGGAACAGCGCCCCGCTTCTGAATGGGTGCGTGTACCGGAAGCCCACGAACCGCTGATTGCCCGTCAGGACTTTGAACTGGTGCAGCGCATCAAGGGGCTGGACACCCGGACTTCTCCCAAGGAAGATACCGTGTACCTGTTCTCCGGTATTCTGATCTGCGGTTGTTGCGGCAGTCGTATGACCCGTAAAACCAACCGTGCAGGCGGCAAGGAGTACCACTACTATTATTGCCCTACCGGGAAGAAAAAGGGCTGTACCCATCCGGTCATGCTCAAAGAAAGCAGCCTGATCGCTTGTGTGCGGGACAGTCTGAAAGCCTACATTGACAATGTAGCATCTCTGGAAACGCTGCTTGCCGACATTGACCAAGCAAGCATCAACCAAGCCCTTGCAAAAGAATACAGTGACCACATCACCGACAACGAACGCCGTCTGGAACAGGTTTTGGAGTTCAAGGCGCGGCTTTATGAAAGCCTTGTGGGTGGTATGCTCACCAAGGAAGAATACGCTTCCTATAAAGCCAAGTACACCAAGCAGGCAGAGGACATTAAAGAAAGCATCCGTGTCCTCAAAGAAAAACTGACCGATGTGCTGGAAAACAGAAGTGAGCGCAACCGCTGGATTTCTCAGTTTACGCAGTTTGCCACTCTGGAAACCTTAGACCGCAGGGCGCTCATCCACATGGTACAGAGCATCCGCGTCATGGGAAAGAAAGAACTGGCGATTGCCTTTACCTACGAGGATGAATACAAAAAGGCGTTGCAGCTCATTAAGCTGGCGGCACAGAATCAGCATACCGAAGAATTTGAACATAGAAAGGCGGGTTAAGCATGGCAAGAAAAAGCAGAAAAGAAACGGTTGCCGTTATCGCACCGGAAGTCGATAACACTTGCCGCGCAGCTATCTATGTCCGTCTTTCGGTAGAAGATTCCCATACCCGCAGCGCATCCATTGAAACACAGCAGTTGATTATTGCCCGGTTTCTGGAACAGAACCCGGAGATCACCGTTTACAATACCTACATCGACAACGGAGCTACGGGAACGAATTTCCACCGTCCCGGTTTCCAGCAGATGCTCTCCGATATTGAAGCCGGTCATGTAAACTGCGTAATTGTCAAAGACCTTTCCCGTTTGGGGCGGAACACCATCGACACCGGCTATTATATTGAGCAGTATTTTCGTATCAGAAACATCCGCTTTATCGCGGTCAATGAGAACTACGACACCGCCGCCCCGGAGGATGCCCATTCCGGTATCATCATTCCTCTGCGCAACATGATAAATGAAGCCTATGCTTTGGATATTGGGCGCAAGATCAGGGCGCAGCAGCGGCAGGCCATGAAGGACGGAAAGTTTATCGGGGCGCGTACTCCTTACGGTTATCTGAAAGCAAAGGACGATTGCCACCAGCTTATCATCGACCCGGTTGCCGCCGTCGTAGTGCAGAAGATGTTTCAATGGGCTTATGAGGGCGCGGGGCTGAATACCATCGCCGTGCGGCTGAATGAGGAAGGTTTCTTACCTCCGAGCCACTACAAGAAAACCCAGGGTACGATCACCCATGAAAATCTGTTGGGTAACGGCAAATGGCAGACCCGGACAGTCGGCGTAATTCTCCGCTCCGAAGTTTACACCGGAGATCTCGTCCAGGGGCAGACCAAAACCGTAGACCACAGACAAGTCAAGGCAGATGCCGATGAATGGACGATTGTTCGCGGCACTCACGAAGCAATCATCAGCCGGGAACAGTTTGAGGCGGTACAGAAAATCCTCGACCAAACCGCACAGCGCGCCAAGGCACGGGAAGTCAAATCCTATACCCCGAACATTCTGAAAGGCAAGGTGTTCTGTTCCCATTGCGGCGGCAGCTTGCACAGACAGAGAAATATCCGCAAAAAGACCGATGATGTGTACCTGTACCATTGTCTGAGCAGAAGCAGGATCAGCAAAGATTCCTGCCCCGGCGCGACCATCCGTGAGGATGTACTGTTGGATATGCTGGCAGATATGCTTCAGGAAGCACTCAATACTGCGTTGGGTAAATACACCCTGTCATTGGCTGAACAGCCCCAGCAGGCCGCTGAACGGGCGGAGCTGCGGGACAAGATCACCAGCCGCAAACAGGAAATCCAGAGGTTGCGCGGTATCGTGCGGAGCCTTTATGAAAACCTTATCCAAGGTGTTCTTACCAAGGATGAATACTTTGACTACAAGGAAAAGTACGAAAGCAAGATCGCTGACATTGCTCTGGAAGTTGAGCAGTTGGAAGATGGTCTGCGAACTATGGACGAGCAGATCGAGCAGTACCGGGCGCTGGCACGGGACGCGGAAAGCATCAAAGCTGACCGGGAACTGACCGCCGCTTTAATAGAAAGACTGATTGACCGTATCGAGGTATCCCATGACAAGCAGATCACGGTTTACTACCGGTTCCAGAGTGAATTTGAAAACTATGTGGAGGTGTTGAAGCAATGCAGAAATATGTAATCGCCCTCTACATCCGCTTGTCCATCGAGGACTACAAGTACGATAGTCTGAGCATTGAAAACCAGCTCCTTGTTCTCAACGAGTATGCGGCGGCAATGCCCGAATACCTGAACGCTGAAATCTTGGAGTTCATCGACAACGGTTACAGCGGTACGAACTTTGAACGCCCCCAGGTGCAGAAGTTGATCGAAATGGTGCGGGCAAATCGAATTGACTGTATCATCGTCAAGGACTTCTCTCGCTTCGGACGAAACAGCATTGAAACAGGCTATTTCATTGAGCGCGTGTTTCCGCTGTTCCATACACGTTTTATCTCCATCAGCGACGATTTTGACACCAACAATTTCAAAGGCGATACCGGCGGCATGGATGTCGCTTTCAAGTATCTTATCAGCGAATATTACAGCCGCGATATGTCCATCAAGACCAAGAGTGCGAAATATGCCAAGATGCAGCGCGGTGAGTATCAGAGCAAAATCTGTCCTTACGGCTACCGTAAAAGCACCGATGGCAGAATGGAGCCTGACCCGGAAGCCGCTGCCGTTGTGCAGCTTATCTTCCAGCTTGCCGCAGAGGGCAATAACGGCACCGCTATCGCCAGAGAACTGTTCCGCAGGGATATTCCTACCCCCGGCGAATACAAGGCCGCACGGGGCAACCACACCCACGACATATCCCGCACCCGTGGGATTTGGAGTCCGTCAACGGTTCTCCGTATTTTGGCGGATGAAAGATACATCGGTTCCTATGTGATCGGCAAACGAGCTGTCCTTGAAGTGGGCGGTACTCGGAGCCGCATGAAGAACAGGGACAAGTGGTATATCATCCCCGACCATCACCCGGCAATCGTTGAGAAATCGGTGTTTGAAAAGGTGCAGGCCAGCCAGCTCCGCTTTTCTCAGCCCAACAAGAAGAAACGGGACTATCCGCTGAAAGGCAAGGCGTTTTGCGGATGCTGCGGTCACGCGCTGTCCCGCACGATGCAGAAAACATCGTATTACTACTGCCGCCATTCCGAAGCTGACGAGGAAAGCCGCTGCCATAAAATGAGGATCAATGCGGTGGAACTGGAAAAGGCAGTATTTATCACTCTGAAAAAGCAGATGGAAGCCGCCGCATCCCTTAACCCCGATGGCACTATCCGTCTGGAAGCTACCGCCCCGGAACGGTCTGAATATGAGCAGCAGATCGAAGAACTTCAGGATGGCAAGCGGTTACTGTATGAACGGTATCTCTTGGGTGAAATCGACCTTGATACCTACAAGGCAGAAAAGGCGGCGTGTGATGAACTGCTTTTGAAAACAAAAAATGCCTATGCAGTAGTATTGGCACAGGCGAAGCAAAAGCAGGAAGAACAGGCGCGGCACGACAACCGACAGGAAGCCGCAAGAGCGGTTTTCAAATCCGAAGGGCTGACTGCCGAGCTGACCGACCTTCTCATTGACAGGGTTCTTGTGTACCCCGATAACCGAATTGAAATCGCGTATAAGATCAAAGACATTTTTGATTGAGGTTATGACCATGAAGATAGCTTTTTATTGCAGGCTCGGAGGAAAGGGTTATGGCTTCCTCCTTCCCGAAGATGCAGAAAAGCTCCGCGAGTTTTTCGCAGAGCATCAAGAACCGGCTGCGCTTGAAAAACCTTCAAGCGCAAGCATGGCAATGAAAGCCTTTCTCAACAACTAAGGGCAGAAAAAACGGTCTGTTTCGGCAGGCCGTTTTGCTGTTTATAGGCTCTAAAAAATTTTTTCAAAAAACTTTCAGAAATTTTGCGACCAACGCCGATAAAATCGTACTTATAGGGTGAAAGGGAGTGTACGCCCCTCGCGTCTATGCTGACGGGCAGCACAAACTTCAAAATACCGATACAGGAGGTGGAATTGGCTATGATGGTGTTCAATACTCCGTATGGGTTTAGGCGCTGGTCTGCTTATTTCTCTCTCTGTTTATGGAGGCTCCGATTAAAGGTTAGCAGGATTGGCGCATAGCCCATACTGAAAAGGATTAGGCTATGCGCTAAGTCGCTACGACCACAAAATCGAATCCGACAAGAAACAGGAGGTATATATGAAAAAGATACTATCTGCAATACTGATGATTGCACTCATCGCTTCAGCATCTACATCTGCTTTTGCGAGTTCGGGAGTAAATGAACTTGCATTAGATAAAACTGGTACGACATATGATTTTATTGATATTTCCTTTGCACCTACCGTTGCTATTGACGGTGAAGATGGAATATCTTCTGTTGAGAAAATGGTACCTGAATTTCAATTTGGCTCAGATGCGAGAGGCATTTCTTCTTCTCGCCTCGAAGTTCGCTTTGCTTCCGAGTTTACCGTAAATAAAGAAGATGCCAAGACATTAGGAACCACTTATTATGCCGAGGCAATTAACGACATAGTAATCCTCGCCGCCGAACAAGGTGTTAGCATCATTCCGGATTTGGATGATCCAGATTTTCAACTCTTTGCCAAATCACAGGCACTCGTAACATCAGATCAAAATGTCATTGACCTTATAAAGTTCATTGACATTTATGAGAATTATGAGCATAATTTGAAGATGGAAACGCTGGTGTCAACTCTGGAAAATACCATCTTTACATCGACAGGTGACTTTATAACAGACCCGTCTCTCAACGAACTTCTTTCTATGATGCCTGTAACTGGTATGCCGACTGCTGAAACAGCACCGTTGCAATTAGCTACCGAAGCAGACGGAAGTACCCGCAGTCTTTCGGGATATGATGCAGATGCGGCTGTTGAATATGCTGCTACTTGGTGGAATAAGACGAACAACACAGATTATGGGTATTATGCCGATTATGCCGATCATCCAGATCCCAATAACAACAATATGTGGTCTGGAGGAACGGGCAACAATCGTAGAACTTGGCAAGATTGCGCGAATTTCGTTTCACAGTGTTTAGAGGCTGGTGGAGCTGAATATATTGGCTGGAATCCGCTTACTCATGCAACTGATAATCAGTATTGGTTTTACAGCAATATTCGCCCATCCTATTCGTGGGGCGGTGCAAGCAATTTCTACTATCATTGGGGTTCAAGGGTTGGAACCAGATCTCATGCTGGCTTGACACAAAAAGGTGATCCTGTAAGCGTAGATAATGGTGGCGATAATATTCCTGACCACACCATTATTATAACCTCTATAAACGAGGATACAGGTAGCCTTAGCGATATGAAATATGCTTGCCATACCAGCGATCAATACGAAGCGGAAGGCAAGTCCTTGCAAACAATTTACGACACTTATGAGGCCGTTTGGGTATATGAGGTTGGCTAAATGAAAAAAACACTTATAGTAATATTTTGTTCTTTATTGCTGGTCGTGGCAGTATTTGTTTTTGCATCTAATACTTCAAACAGGCCAGCGGATGTTGTTGGCGACTATGATACTTCTAATTTGAGTGGAAGTTTTTTAGAATCAGAAAATGAAGCATATCTAATCGGCGCTAACAGCGAAGGACTTCCGATTTTCCATAATCCTGACTTAGCTTGGGAAGCAATGTTAAGCGACTATGCAGATGGATTGAAAGCCATTCAAAATGCGTTTGATCTTGCTGAAATCACAAAAGAGGACTTCGGATTTTATAAAGTATATGGTATGCAAGTAGATGCTGCCGATGCTGTTGATATTGTTGAAGAGTGCAGAGATATTTCTCGTTTCTTAGACATATATGAAAACAGCTTCGCTCAATAAAACAGTTTTTTCTATATAGTGTATTGTAGAAACGGTCTGCTTCGGCAGGCCGTTTTGCTTTTAAGGAGGTGAACACTCTATGGCAACCACACGCCTCATATCCCTGCCCAACGGCAAAGGTTGCACGGCATTTTTTTGAAGGAAAGGGTTATGGATTCCTTTCCAAAGATGCAGAAAAGCTCCGCGAGTTTTTCGCAGAGCGTCAGGAACCGGCTGCGCTTGAAAAAACTTCAAGCGCAAGCTAAAAATTTTTGTCGTGTGCTTGACATACGGGTGCCGCAGGTCGTGGAAGCGGATATGCTCCAAACCGGCATCCTTGAGGATCTTCTGATGGAGCTTCACCACCGAATCGGGGTGGTACATCCCTCCGGTCACCGGCGAGGGGAACAGGTAGGGATTTCCGGGGTGCTTATCGTGTTCCTGTTTCAGCAGTTCCATGGTTTCGGGGGA